TATTGTGTCGAATGACTGACTTAATGGTGTCATTATCCACTTGCCCGCTTCTAATAGCGGGCTACCAAAGTTGATCTTTCCAGAGGCAAGCGCTTCCAGAAGTTCGGTTTTGTTCCATTGCATAATTTGAAATTTTTAATTGTAAACGGGCGCGTTGCTACCTTATAACAACAAGTTACAAAGCACCCCACCCAGATTGGGCACGGGGGAGCAGACGCATCCCCGTTAGGGGGTTAGTTATGAGGTGGTACCCATCTCTTTAAGCGCGCACAAAAATTACATAGTGATTATGTTTTTTTTTGGGGGGGGGTAAAAAAATATAGTAAAAATTTTTTTTCGGGGGTATTATTATGAAGAATGTATATAGTAGTATTGTAGATGAGTGTACAAAGTTATACATAGATAACAGAAATTATTACTTTTGTACATACATACAACAATTAAAGCATGAAGGTTACAAAAGAGGGGATATTATTTGAGTTAAAGAACTTCAACAGTGACGTGTATCAGGAGATACGTTTCATTACTAAGGGCAATGACGGTAAATATATAGATGGCACTACAAATGAGGAAGTTATTTCTATGATGATAGAGAGGTTTTATCATTTACAGAAGTCTGGGGCATCTCCGGAGAACTTTGCAATTTTGACATTACTAAAGAACATACGTAGGTTATTAGCGAAGCGGTTAACGCGAAAGATAGAAAGGTTAAAAGTTAAGGAATAATTATGGGAGACAAAAAAGAGATAAGTTTACGGTTTACGCCGGAGACTTATTATAGGCGATGTCTTGAGGCTGTGAATGGGTTTTTCGGCAATACGCCTACAGAGATTACAGTTTTATCGGTTATTTTAGAGCTTGGGGAGGATTATGCTTTCAAGCCTTCTGGGAGGAAGGAATTATTAGAGCGGTGTGGTCTTAAGACTAAGCAAAGTTTAAACAACATCATCGGCGGTTTATATAAGAAGAATCTTTTACAGAGGGTTGATTACGGATTTTACAAATTACATCCGGCTATCAGCTTCACCACTAAAGTAAGGAAAATAATAATAAATTTAGATGAGCAATAAAAGTTTCACAGAGCGAGAGATATGCAGGGAGATATCTTCTGATATAGGGGCTTCATATGAAGAGGTATTAATAATAGTAAGGAGTTTTTTATCTTATTTACGGTGGGTTATAGAGAAGAGTGGTTTTGAGACTATGACGCTTCCTTATTTTGGTAAGTTCAAAGTGAACCACAAGCGTGTACAGATAGTTAGTTCCCGTAAGATATCGAAGCACCTTGGAGTACATAAATTTTACACCTGATGTCATTATTTACATTAACAAATAATTTCATTGTCACAGTCAGCAATGAATATCTGCAGTTGAAGCCTTTCAAGGCTATTTACACTAAAGATAAGAATAGGAAAAAGACGGGAGCTATGGGGATATTTTCTTTTATTTATTTTTACGCAGATTACAAAAGTCCTTATGTAAAATATGTAGAAGAAGAGCGTATAGATATTTTAAAGCGTGATTTAGGGCTTTCTGATGACTTCAAGATTACGCAAGAGATAAGATTAGCTATTGATATGTACAAGGAATTAAACGAAACCATTAGTGTTAGCACATTAACGGATGTTCGTAATGCCATTCTTATGTCTGGGCAGGTCATTAAGGAGTTGACGCAGTCTATAAAATCCACATTGTTAGGCACTGATGAAGATGAATCTGACATAGATGTGGCTGTAGATAGGCTTAATAAATTATTAACACTATCAGAAAAGTTACCCAAAGTACTTAATGTGATAGAATCTTTAGAGGAGAAGGTGAAGATAGAGCAGAGTAAAGATACTGTCATTAGGGGTGGTGGGGAGACAGGAGCGTTTGAAGATTAGATGTGGATAAACACAGAAATATTTAGAGAAGAGGCCAGGCATTTTCAGAAATATGGCTACTACTGTCCTGATCCTGCGGGTACTGTAAACTACCAGCGTTATTGGGAAGAGCAGCTAAAGAGATGTAAGTATGGGTATGTCTCTGGTGGCAAAAGGATCACTGGCGATCATTACAATTATCTTAATTTCTCTCAGATAAAGCTCACTGACGAAGAGAATAGTAGTTCTCTTGTCACCAAGGCGAGGAAGAAAAAATCTGGTAAGAAGATTATAACCTTTCCGGACTTTTGGGATTTTGACTATGATTACTTCTGGACGTTGGAGATAGCGGAGAACGGAATCAAAGAGAAAGACTATAAAGATTTATCACTTGACATTAAAATTTTAAATCTTGGTGGTGGGCAGCATGTCATCGTTTCTAAGGCACGAAGAAAAGGTTTCAGCTTTAAGAATGCTTCTAAATGTGCTAACAGATACAATCATACCAAAGGTTCGGTATCTCTTATAGGTGCTTACGAAAGCAAATATTTATATCCTCGTGGCACCATGTCTATGGTATCTGACTATTTGAACTTTTATAATGAGGCTACAGCATGGAGTAAGAGGAGGCAGGCTATTGATAAAGTAAATCATAAGCGGGCATCTTATTTCCAGAAGCAGTCTAATATAAACATAGAGAAAGGTTATAAGAGTGAAGTTATAGCGGTTACTTTTAAAGATAAGCCAGATGCGGCTCGTGGTAAAGATGCATCTTTGATACTTTTTGAAGAAGGCGGCACTTTTGAAAATCTAAAAGAAGCCTTTTGGGCTACTAAGCCGACAGTAGAAGACGGTGATTATGTCACTGGTCAAATAGTTATCTTTGGCACTGGTGGGGATATGGAGTGTGGGACTATAGATTTTGAAGATATGTTCAACAACCCAGAGACTTATGATATGATACCTATAGAAAACCGATGGGATGAACATGCTGATGGATTAAGCTGCGGGTTTTTCTTTCCTGTCTATAATAATAAGGTAGGGTTTATTGACGAGCATGGTAACTCTTTAGCTACAGAAGCTAAGGAGAGTGAAATTGCCATACGTGATAAGATAAGGAGGACATCAAAAGACCCGAAGAACATAGATATGTATATCACAGAATATCCGTTCAACCCAAGGGAAGCTTTCATGCAGGTGTCTACCAACATCTTTCCTGTAGCTGAATTGAATGATTGGAGAAATACTTTAAGGAGTAACAACAGTTTAAAATATGTAGGTGTACATGGTGAACTTGTCTATGTAGATAACGTTGTAAGCTTCAGGCCTAACAAAGACTTAAAGCCTATTACGAAGCTCAACCCCGACAAGGGGACTGACTTACGTGGGTGTATCACAATATATCAGACGCCTTATAAAGATGAAGAAGGGAAGACACCTTACGGGATGTATATTGTTGCCAACGACCCATATGCTCATGACAAGAGTACGGGTGTAAGTCTTGGGGCTACCTATGTCATAAAAAAGCCAAATATGATATCTAAGCCGGACGACTTTATAGTAGCATCTTATGTAGGGAGGCCGGAGATACAGGATATTTATAATGAGAACATGTTTAAGCTGGCAGAATATTATAATGCTAAGATAGGTTTTGAGAATGACCGTGGAGATGTCATCGGTTATGCTAAAAGATATAAGCAGTTACACCGTTTGATGGAAGAGGTAAGTATTATAGACAAGAGGAATAACATAAATATCAGGGGGTTAGGAAGAAATTGGGGTACTTCTATTTCTACGCCAGAGAGAAAAGGGCAGGGTAACATTTTCATACGTGACTGGCTGGTCACCCCACGTGGGAAAGATGAGGACGGCAATAGGATATTAAACTTACATATGATATATGATGAGATGCTTCTTGAGGAGCTTATTAAATACAATAGTGGTAACTTTGACAGAGTGTCGGCATTACGTGTGGGCATGTATCATATGCAGGATTCTTTTAGGAAAGAGACTAAAGCGGCAGAATTAAGTTTCTCATCTGACTTTTGGGAGAGAGACTTTTTTTAAAGTACATATTATAAATTGAAGATGTGTTTATATATAATGGTGATAGGCAACACCTATTTTTACTAAAAGTTACAATTTATGAGTAGTTTCCCTAACCAGATGGTATCGCGTACAGACAAAGAAAAAGACGATTTTCGGTTCTGTAAAAATACTATCAACTCTATAATAGACAATACTGGTACTTCTAATTTCGAAGAAGAGTTCAAAGTATTGTTTGATGCTTATGATGGTAGTCTTACAAAGGTAGATTATAACCACATCACAAATCCTTTAAATACCGAGAATTCTAAATATACAAGATTCCCGGCGAAGTTACGAAACTACAATATTCTAAAGCCAGTTATAGACCTGTTGTTAGGTGAAAAGCCTAATAGGAACTACAACTATATGGTAAAGGTAAACAATACTGATTCCAAAAGTATAAGGGATGAGATGTTTATGAAGGCTATGCGGCAATATTTCCAACAAAAGCTCATCAACGAATTTGCTAAGATGGGGATAGACATAATGCAAGGGGAACAGCCTCTACCAGAAGTAGAAGCATTTCAGCAAGATTTCAACACTAACTATAGGGATTCCAGGGCTATACAAGGACAGGAAGTTATTAACGTGTTAGAAGATGAGCTAAAGTTGAGTGAAAAATTTCAGGAAGGGTTTTTCGATTATCTTGTTACAGGTCATGTGTACAGTCATAAGTATCCAAGGCATAAAAATGTAACCTATGAAATTATCCCTGGTGGAGAATTGTACTATCCAGACTATGTATCTGAGAAGTTCATTCAGGACATGCCATGGGTTTACAGGAAGTCTTTTTCAACATTAAGTCAGATACTTGATAAGTTTTATGATGTTCTATCAGAAGAGGACATCAATAAGATAAAATACACTTTACGGGAAGAGGGCATAGGAGGGACGGGTGCATATGCGCTTAGAGACATGAATGAGTTGATACCTGTATATCATGTTACATGGAAGTCTATGCGTAAAATTGGGTTTTTAACTTATTATGATGAATATGGCATTGAGCAGGAAATGCAGGTAAGCGAGGATTATCCTGTATCCGATGAAGAGACAATAGAATGGCGATGGGTAAATGAAAGTTGGGAGGGCTACCGTATTGGAGATAAAGATGACGGACTATTTTTGCTTATGCAGCCATGTCCGGTACAGATGCGTAAGATGGATTCTCTTTCAGAATGTGTATTACCTTATAATGGGAGGAGATATTTAAAAGGAGCTTCTTCAAGTGTTTCTGCTATTTCTATAGGGATACCATATCAAATACTTTACAATATCATACACTACCAGATTGAATCTGCTATCGTAAAAAATAAAGGAAAGATAGCTTTACTTGATTATGGGATGATACCACGGCAGTATGGATGGGATGATGATAGGTTCATGTATTCAGCGAGTGTTTTTGGTTTTGCTTTTGTGGATTCTACAGCAGAAAACCCTAAACAAGAACGCATCAACTTTTCTAATAACACCGTTCTTGACCTTTCTATGGGAGAGTTTATCAATACAGGGTTTAACTTACTTGTTGCGATAAAACAAGAGTGGGAAGATAGCTTCGGGATCAACCGTCAACGAAAAGGTAATGTTATGGCTTCTGACAAGGTAGGTTCTACAGAACGTGCTGTCTTTCAATCTTCTGTAATGACAGAAGAGTTATTTAGGAAGTATGAAGAATTTGAATCTTTAGAAGTCACAGGATTGTTAAATGTTGCACAAGTAGCATGGAAAGACGGGAAACATGGGATGTATGTAACATCTAATCAGCAACAAGTATTTTATGAGATAGAGCCACAGTCTTTTGCGCTTTCAGAATTTGGTATGTTTATAACAAATGCAGGAAAAGAAAAGACGAAGTTAGACACTTTAAAACAACTGGCTAACATGTTTGCGCAAAACTCTGGTTCACCATATACTATTGCTGAAATATTAGATGCTGAAAATTTCTCTACTATTAAAAAAGTATTAAAAGAGTTTGAAGAAAAGCAAGCTGCAATGGAACAACAGCAGCAACAAGCTCAGATAGAATCACAAGAAAAGTTAGAGAAAATACGTATAGAGGATAGGGAAGATAATCAGGCATTTGCAGCTTATCAAGCTGATCTACAGAGGAAACATGAAATACAGTTGAAGTTGATGGATAAAGTAGATAATGATCCTGCAGAAGAAACTGATAATTCAGAAGAGATAGAGATGAAAAAACACGAAGATATTATGAAGTTGGAGAATAAGAAAATAGAGGTTAACAAAGAGTTAAAACTTAAAGAGATAGCAGCGAAAAAAGAATCTGATAGAATGAAAAATAAAAGAACTATATAAGTAACAATAATATAATTATTAACAGGACGTAACAAATTCATTTTAACTTTGTAAAAATTTAATTATGGCTAAAGAAAGTATTTTAGGTGTTGAAGGTATTGACGTAGTAAACTATTTTAATAGTATGGAAGAACCTTCTATAAGAGATGACAATCAAGAAAGTCCTCAAGATAGTCTACAAGAACCTTTAGAAGAGGTTAAGAAAAAGCAAATTCCGAAAGAACCTGATTTGGAATTGGAAGAAAAGCAAGAGTCTGAAGAAACGGAGATTGCTAAAGAAGAAGTAGATGAAGTAGCTGAAGGTAAAGAAGAGACTTCGGCAAAAGAAAGCAATATTTATACTGAACTTAGTGCTGAGTTAGGATATGATATAGAAGGTGATTATACTGATGACGTGCCAGGACTTGCAAAAGCTATAAAATCTGTAGCAAATACTATGCTCACCGACAATTTAAAAGATGTCTTTGAGACCTATCCTGATGTAATGAAATATATGCAGTATAGGATAAATGGTGGGGATCCTGATGAATATATGCTACAAGAAGATAAGGTATTTAATGATAATATTAATGAAGATGACGAAGAGAGACAAAAAGAGGTATTAACTTATCTATTTAAAGGTGAAGGCTATACTGAAGACGAAATAGAAGAAAAATTAGAAGACTATGCAGATTCTGACCTATTATATAAAGAAGCAAAAAGAGCTGTAAGGAGAATAAAAGCAAAACAGATAGCTGAACAGGATAATAGAAAAGCTATGTTGTTAAAACAACAAGAAGAGAGGATAGCTTTAGAAGAAGAGACAAGAAAAAAACAAACAGAAGAAATTACAAACTTAATCAATAAAGGCACTATAAAAAATGTAAAGTTGTCAGATAGAGAACAAAAAGCATTTTTAGGATGGATGTTTAACCCTATAAATAAAGAAGGTAAAACACAACGGCAGATGGATATAGAAAAAGCCGATACTGAAACTGCTTTAGCTATTGAATATTTGATGTATAAAAAACTTGACTTTCGTGCATTGGTAGATTCCAGTGTTCGTACAAACCAAACAAGAAGTATAAAGGAACAACTTAACAATAATGAAAAACGGATGGTCTCCAATCCAAAAGGGTTTTCAAAAAGACCAATATTACCAAGTGTAAAAGAAATTTTCGGAACATAATATAAAACCCGTTAGGGAATAATACAGGCGTAAGTAATTAGTCACCCAGTAGTCAGCAGTATGAGTAGAATAACAATTAACATTTAACATTTATAAAAATCATGGCAAGTGACAACCTTAAAAATCTGAGGCTTTATCAGGATTATTGGAGTGAAGGAGGGATGACTGATGAAAATAATCTTTCTAATGCTCTGTTAACACAACCTGATGTACTCTCTCCTGTATTAACACATCTTGCGGGACGCGAAGACAAACGGTTTCCTCTCTCTTTCCTTACGGAAGGGATGGGAGTAACAAAAGAACTAAATGATACCCAGTATCAGTTCCCTGTAATAGGGCGGCTGAATAAAGCTGTCTTATGTACCGACATCGCTGGTACTGGATATGGCTTTTCTACTCTAAAAATCACCTTTAAAGACAGGTGGTTTAATAAATTTTACATTGTTGAGAACCCTGACGGTACACAAATTCGTCTTCAGGATGAAGGTGTACAGGTAGAAAAGGGCTGGCAATATACCGGTATTATTATGGGGCCGGATTTCGATGCTAAAGTTACCAATAATGATACTATAGGGAAAATGTTCGTTCAGACATTCGCCCCTGTTGCTATCTCCGGCTCAAGTGGTACGACATCGAATTGGGTATCGCCCAGTAAGGTAAGTAACCAGACTACGATGATTCGTAAAGGGTATCAATATGAAGGTAATGCACCTAACAAAGTTGTGAATGTTGAGTTTGACCTTGGCGGCCGTAAGAGTAAACTATGGTGGGATTTTGAAGAGTACCAGCATTTTCTTAGATGGCAGGAGGAAGTAGAATATAACCTATGGTATTCTAAATACAATAGAGATTCTAACGGCCTTATCCATAACATGGATTCTAACGGTAAGCCTATCCCTATTGGTGCAGGAGCTATTCAACAGATACCCAACAAGAACCAGTATACTTTTATGACTGCTTCTAAAATGAAAAACATCATACGTGATATTTTTTATGGTGCTTCTGATGCTCAAAAGGTACAAATAGACCTTTTTACGGGACTTGGTGGTCTTGATGAATGGGACACGGCTATGAAATCTGAAATTGCTTCAGGGACTTATATTAAAAACACCCCGGCCAACGCTTTTATTTCAGGTACTGGCAGTAACCTTCGCCTTGGTGGATATTTTACAAGCTATCAACATATCGATGGACATGTTATTACAGTACGTCATCTTCCTCTATTTGACCATGGAGCTAAAGTGTTGAACTCTCCAAAACATCCTAAGACTGGACTTCCTTTGGAATCTTACAAGATGATATTCTTGGATCGCAGTACTTATGATGGAGAACCAAACATCTATATGGTGCATCAAAAAGGCCGTCAGTTGTTACGTTGGGCTGTAGCAGGCGCTACTATTCCTCCGGGATTCTCTGGTAACTCTTTGCGTGCAACTGATATTGATGGTGCATCAGTGCATTTTATGAAATCTGCAGGTATAGCTATCCGCAGAGCGACAAACTGTCTTTATTTAGAATGTGTTAGACAATAACAATAAATTCAATTTATAAGTCTCCAGGTAGAAATTTGCCTGGAGGCTTTAATTTAAAAATTATATATGAAACGTAAAATAGTTTACATCAAAAGAAGAAAGCCAGCAATAAATCTACCAGATGATTTGCTTAAAGAAAGTACTATGAAGTTAGGTTCTGTATTTACAGATACTGGTGACATAGCAAAAGGGATTACCTTTGAAGAAGAAAAATTGTACATGCCTGAAATTATAGGTATTCCGCCAACAGATAACTCTTTCATTAGAGAATCTAAGAAATATTATACAGAACTTGAGATAAGTATACCTTTTGAAGGTAAAGCATTTGATGTTACTATTGACCCGGACACAAATATGCCTTTGAACACTTTCGACTTTATCCTTTATAAGTTTGCACTTGCGAACCCTACAGTGGCTAAAGATAAGAAAGATGCTTATTCTTCTAACAGGTACCTTTATTATATTGAAGACCCTGATTTGGAAGACACTAACAAATTTGAAAAGTTAGAAGTACGTAAAGAAGCTTATAAGGAATACATCAAACTTGCTGCTAACAAAAAAAGAGAAGCTTTGGTAAGACAAATTTTAGGGATATCAAATAAACTTACACAGGAAAAAGCAGATATAGAAACTGAACGTAAAGTGATGGAATCTCCTGATGAATTTCTCGCCATTATAAATGATAAAAGCATAGAAACACGTGTGTTTATTATGGATTGCGTTTCTAATGAAGTCCTTAAAAAGGTAGGCAACACTTATTTAGATGGTGAAGTTAATCTGGGTGTAGGAGAACAAGAGACTATTTTATACATCGAAGATAAGCGAAACAGTGAACATGTCTTAAATATGAAAGCTCGTTTAGAGGTATTTCAAAAAGGCAGATAATTACAATTGGGGTTTGTTAGACATAGCTTGACAAACCCCAATTTACATATTAATATTAAGTATAGATGAAAATAGTTCAATTTATAATAGCAATAATAATAGGTATTATTATAGGCGTTATTATAAGCGTTTTTATCGACAGGAGTAATGAAGAAGAGAACATTGTAGGAAACCCTAAAAATGATTCTATTAATATCTTGTTACAGAAAAATTCTATTATAATAACAGAGTTAAATAGAAATATCAAATTATACCAGGATACATTAGAAGAAATGGATAGGAAAGCACATAAAAATAGAAAAATTTATGAAAGCAATATGCTTAGGCTTGACACTATCAGTATGGATGAGCATTACAGCATTTTCGCAGCCGAAACAGATAGCAGTAGATAGTATAACGTATTATCTTATAGAAGGTTATAGAATTGTTAATGCTAACAAGAAATTTGAAGAGTTACATTATTTGCAGATAGAAATATCAGATTTACAACGTATAAATAGATTGTTGAATGATAGTAAATTAGAGTTAAAGCAAATTATTGTCAGTCTGGAGGTAAAAAAAGAAATATATAAAAATCACTTAGTGATTACCCTAAAAGACTTAGAATATTCAAATAGTATTATAGCTATAAAAGATAAAGAGATAAAAAAACAAAAGCTTAAAACAAAAATTGTAGGTATTGGGGGTATAGGGATTATCGCTTTAATTTTATTATTATGACATTAGAAGACCTTCATATTATTGTAATCCAAGGGGTAGACAATTTAAATGCACATATATCAGATGCCTTACATCCTCAAGAGATAAACCTCATTTTGCAAATGATGCAAAATAGTTTTATTAGAGGGTTTTTTAAGCCTAATCGTGAAATGGTATCTGTTGAATCTTCTATTGTTTCACAAGCAGACCTTAAAAACCTTATCAAGTTTGATATTGAATTAACAAAAATAGTTGCTCCTATAGGTAACTATATTTCTTTTAATGCCCCAAATGACCTAATGTATCCAATAGCATTGATGGCACAGGTTGATCGTTTCCCACAATCAGAAGAAAAGATGCCTGTAAGGATTGTACCACACGAAGACTTGGAAAAAACGTTACAAAATCCTTATGCTACCACTCATCATTTATCTCCAGTAGGTGTTATTTATACAGATAAGATTAGCATATACACTAAAAAAAGGTTCATAGTGAATAAAGCCTTTTTGACCTATCTAAAAAAGCCAATGGTAATAAAAGGGATAGATTTGTCAATAGTATTAGATGATTTTTCAGATGAAGTATATGAAATCATAGGGAGGAAAGCTATAGAATATATTTTAGAAACTTATCAGTCTCCAAGATTCCAGACAAATGTTCTTGAAAATCAAATGAATAAATAAATTTAAATATTTTTAAAATGGGAAAAAAATTAATTATTTCAAACCTTGGACAGGAAACAACTAATACAGCTATTAATGCTTTATCTGTAGGAAAGGTAGGCATTGTAGTTGCAGGCACTGATGTTACAACTATAACACCTTTAAAAAGTGACCTGATCCATATAATGGCAAATTATGCAGCCGATCGAAAAGACATCACACCTACTTTTACACTTAATGATATTAAATACATTAAGAAGCTGACATATTCTGCTGGAACAAAACAAAGCCAGACAATTACGCCAGTTCCTGCAGTAGGGCATGTACAATATAGTATAAAAATTATAAACACCACATCAGGGCAGGCTTCTCTTCCAACAGCTACTTTTTCAGTTCCTTATGAAACAACCAATACTGCTGCAACAATTGTAAATAACTTCGTTGCAGCAATCAATAAAAGGAATAAAGAAGTTGACCTTGGGATTGTAGCTTCTATTTCTTCTAATAAACTTAAGTTGGAAGCAGAGAGTTCTTTTAATACTTTTACCACCTTCTTAAATGATGATTTAGAAGGAGCTACGGTTAGTAATGTTGCTGGAGTGGTAGAAGTAGGAACTCCAAAATGGCTTGCACGTATCGAAAATGAGTTTCTAAGTTATGGTGAAGGACATTGGAATCGTGTATTGTTTCCAACAATCCCTGTATCTAATGTTAACAATGCAAAGACTTATAATTTGTTAGTGTTAGAGATTGCAATGCCACGTAAAGACCATAGTGGTACAAGGCAGTGGACAGATGAACAAGAAATTCTTTATATTGCAGAAGATTCTACATTCACAAATTCCACTTCAAAACCTTCTATAATTGAGACGATTATAAGTTTAGTATAATAGTACAGTTCTGTTTTAAAATATTTATAATTGATGCGAGGGTCTTACGACCCTTGCATTATATTTAGTTGTTATGTTAGAAGCTACATTTACATTTGGGTTTAGAAATGGCAATTCTTTTTGCTTTCAGGATAGTTCTACTTTACAGAGTACGAAAGATAACCAGAATCTGACAATATGTTTCCCAAATGGAGATAGGCTAATCTATTCTGCGCAAACAAGTGATCTCCCAGACCCTATTCCTGTAGGAGAAGGTGACCTTGGTGATGAAAATAGCTATATCCTTGCAGACTTAAGAGAGTTAGGGTTTAATACGTCTAATCCATTAGTATATGTAGATATAGATAACTTAAAAAAGGATATTGCTTTAAATCCTTCAATGTATGTAGATTCCTTTCAAAATCCTATAGGGTTTGATGAACATGTCTTTCCATCTGGAGTATATAAGATAGAATATTCTTTTAGTATTGTAGAAATTATTCCAAATCCGATACCAGACCCTATGGATAATCCTACGCCAGATCCTGCACCAGCTTATTATGGGGAACAGTATGTTATCAACATTTTTCGTATTAATAACTGGATAGCTATTGAAGCTTATCCTTTTTTATATAATATCACCCTTGAAGGGATACCACATAATATAGCAAGACAGATAGAAGTACTTCTTTTAAAGGAAGCTGGAATAATACAATTTGAATGCTACAATTATACAAATGCAAACAAGTTGTTGATGGCAGCGGATAACTTATGTATCCTATAATAATGAGATCGTTATATAAAATAGATTATCAGACGGATGTAGGGTTTAAAGAATCTACAAGGAAATCTCTTTTAAAGGTAGCTAATGAGATTGCTGATAAACGTTTGTATGGGTCATTATTAAAAGCTAAAGATATTATTATATCTTTGCGTTTGTTGTTAACTCATTTTGTTTCTGGGTTTCAACATGAAGAGAGTTATGTAGGGCTTACTACACGGAAGATAACAGTTACAGAAGTTGGAGGAAATGGTAGCTATTATTTTGTTAATGGGTATTATAGGAAGCCGGGGGGTAAAGTAAAGGTATTAGTAATACCTCCGGAAGAATTAAATGTCTATAGTATTGTAATTTCTGGAGTAGTTGTAAGCAATCAAAATCAGGTATATAGCTTTACTATGCCAGATAGAGATATAAATGTTACTATAACATACTCTACAGAAATACCTGCTTTAGAAGGAATTGGATATTGGATCATCGAAGATAATTTTATAATTTCATAATCATGGGGTTTAAAACACGACAAGTACTTAAGACTTTTTTCGAAACAGGAGATAAGCCTACACAAGAAGAATTTAGTGATTTTTTAGATACTGCACTATTATGTACTGAAGACTATGCTTTTGTAAAACGTGGTGAGGGAGATATTTATAGTCCCCAATACCAAGAAACCATGACTAATATTTTCAAAGGTAATTGTTGGAAATATAAAAAGACTCTCCCTGCTCCACCTTTTGATGGTGAAATCCCAAATCTTTCGTATGTTATAGCAAAAGTAAATAACCCTTATACTTTTAATTATAATGATTCACTTAATTGGGAGATAATAAGTTTTTCAGAAACTATACCTACTTTAGAATCTACTGCGGATTTTGTAGCATTTTATGAAGGGGTTGAAAAAATAGAATCTTTTCAGATAGCATCTAATGATTCTGTAAAATTTGAAGCCCGATTAAATATTAACAAGCCATACCAAAAAATAAGATGGAGTTTTAATGAAGTAGCTTCTAAAGCTAATTTTATTTCTTACAATCGCGATCCAGAGATAAGATTTAATAATGACGGTATATATAATGTAGTGTTAAAAACACAAAATGCTGAACATGAAATAGTTGCACAATGCATAAAACTTAATTTTTTAACTGTTGGAGAAGTAGTTCAGCATACTGTAACATTTAATGTGAAAAGCCATTCAGGAGAAAATGTAGAAAATGCTATTATTACTATTGATGGAAATCAAATAATAATAACAGATGCAAATGGCAATGCAACAATCGTTTTGCCTAATGGCACTTATGCATATAATTGTGAAAAAGAACCTAATACTATTACAGGTACTTTTACTGTTCAAGATGAAGACTTGTTTGTACAAGCTAATTTTCCTGCAATAATTCTTAAATACACTTTAACTTTCCAAACTATATTTGAAGAAGCGCCTCTTATTGGAGTAAACATTATTCTTTCTGGAAGTCAACTCGACGCCCCATCCACCAAAGTATCAAATAACTTAGGTGTTGCTGCTTTTAATGAATTGCTACCTGGGACATATTATTACGAAACTTCTTTAAATGGTTACATAGGTATGTCTGGGCAAGTAGATATAACAGATGCAGATGAAATTGTTAGCTTAACTTATGTACAAAGTACAAATACTACATCTGTTAAATTTGTAGTGTTGGATAATGATTATATGCCTATAGATAGCGCTATTATTACTTTAGGAAGTATAGAAGCCACTACCAATAATGGCTTATGCATCTTCCATAATATTTCAATAGGAAGTAATCAACCATATATAATATCTAAAGAAGGTCATTATCCAATAACTAAAGAGATTACAGAAGTCACTTCTGATATGACTGAATTTAATATAATGAATATACTAAATGAATCAGTTTTATTGGGTGTATCTGAAATATTAGAACTTACAGATCTTTCTTTAGGAAGAAGTACATCATTAAATCCGCGTAGTCCTAATTGTTCTAAAACACCAACATTAGGGTCAAGATTTGGAGAAGGTACTGTTATACATATATTACAACCAGGGGAATTGGGATATGTAGATGGTATGGTAAAAGGGCTAATACTTGCAGATACTGATGTTGGAACATTTTTATGGGGCAATTCTACTTCTGTAGGAAATACAAGTACTGAAATAGGTTATGGTCAGGCTAATACTAATAATATAATTGCAACTTTAGGCCAGTTTAATAATGATTTATATGCTGCTAAAAGCACTGATGTTTATAAATCTCTATTGTTTTCTGATTGGTATTTGCCAAGTAGAGATGAATTGCTTACAATATTAGATAATGTAGAATCTTTACCTCCTGGGTTTAGTATAAATACTCTTTATTGGACATCAAGTCAGGTAAATGCTACTACAGCATATGCTGTAGGAACTTCAGGTGCACAAGAAGTTTTAAAGTCAGGAGAATGTCGTGTTAGAGCCATAAGGAGTTTTCAGGTTAATATGAATAATATAGAAATAGATTGGGTAGGGCCATTTGGTACTGATGCTGGATATAATTGGGTGGCATTGCCTACAGTAGGGGGTATTACTTTTGATATATATACAAAATATCAAGATGTGAAAACTTTAGACATTTATACTTGGAAGACTATAACAGATAATTATAATGTGAGTGATATAATTTATCAAGGGTGCGACTATAAACTTTATATTCATAAAGGGATAGTACATGCAATATTAGGACAAATCCCTCAAGAACCAGTTAATGCAAGATTTAAGATATGATAACTTTAACAGATCAAATAAAATATAATGGGACTGCTTATTTAGATCCAAAAATAGCAGTTGGCACAAATCAACAGTATGCTACTATAGAAGCACTTATTGCTGACCTTGGCCCTAAAGGACAGATCACTGTCAATATGAAAATATTTGATTTAGATCAAGGAGGCATTTTTAATATTATTTATGATAATGGATGGGGATATGTTCCTGTTAGTAGTGGAGGTAACAATCAACAATATATACGTATAATACCTTCTGAAGAAAGTGATACTATTATACTTGAGGAAGTTGTAAAAGTTGAATTTATCACAATCAATCAATTAGTTTATTTTGGGAAAATAGAAGATTCATCTGGATTTGATGGACATGATTACATGTATCAAAATGTATATGGTGATACCATTATTCAGATTAATGAAATGGAACTTGGATTTAAATTTGCACCAGATATGATAGTAAATGTCGCATATACTTTAAATAATTAAATATATATATTAATAAAAATAACAATTAGAAAATGGCAAAACCAAAAAAAATCCAACTCCATAGTATTAACTTCCAAGCATGGAATATACGTGGAGCTATTAATTTTACAGCATTTTCTCCTAATAATATTCTTGCTGGCGACGCATGGCATAATATTGCAGAAGTAAATGTGGAAGTAAACGATTTAACAATTCGGCCACAGGATACTGTAGTTGCGATTATAGATAACCCAGGTCCTCTTAACGAGACCAATCTTGCTGCAGGAAAATGGAAAGTTTTGCGAAACTTATCAGATGACATACTTGATTGGATAGAACAGCAGCTTTATACTGCACCTTCGGCAAATCTTACTGGTAGTATAACGCTTGAAAAGGGCTTCAGTTCGGCTCCTTATGGAGCTAAATTTACGTGGAACGTTACGGCAGGTACTAACCCAATCATCACGAGTGAACTTCAGAAACGCGAAGGAGCTGGATCGTGGACTAAAGTAAAAGACCTTACCGGCAACTCCGGTTCAGAAACTATCGACATTACTATTGACACTGACACACAGGTGCGAGTAATGGTATCGAGCAAGGCTGGAGAGTCTATTTATTCACCAAGTTGTTTCGTGAAATTCCAATTTAAAACAGGGTATCGTGTAGGTGGAGGAGATATTGTACTTAATGATGCTTTTATGAAAGATGGTACTATGGGTTTTGATACAGATGCTTACCGCAGCTTTACGGCTAATGCAGCCGCAGGCGAACATATATACTATTATGTCCCTAAATTATTTGTTACCAGTCCTTATATGAATCCACCATATTTTTACGTAGGCGGGTTTGAAGGTGGTTTCAATGTAGCTTCGCAAACGGCAGCATATGTATTTGGTGACGGAACTACAGTAGATTATGTGGTTTATAAATCAACAAACAGCGGCCTGGGATCGACAAATGTAACTGTACAAGCTAATTAAAAGGAGGGTAAAATGGCTATATCAATAATAGATAAAATAAAACAAAAAAACGAGTTAACTTTCCCTTTGATCGATTATATCGACATCAATGGCCGCATCACAGGTTGGCAAAACCCTATAAAACAGATTTTTGGTGACGTTGCTTCAATTACCGGCCTCGTGCCGGGCGATACCTTTATCGTCCGTGCTGTTGGCGGAGAGTGGCCGCAGTTTGCCGGTAAGGATATTTATGATCGTGATGCAGAGGCAATTCCAAATGCTATATATATACTTGGAGAACCTGTCGGTGAAGGGCCTGGACTTATTTATTTTGTCACTGCACCAACTCTTAGCATGGTGTTACTTGATAAATCAGATGGGAATTTAAAAGTTTATAAAGGTGTATCAAATCCTTCATGGACTAATCTTATAACCGGATCGGGAGCAATAACAGGTAAAACATTGAAATATGAAGATTTCATAGTTGTAGATACATCAGAAACAACAACACAGAATTACTTTTCTGAAACCGGAAAATTATCTTTTGGTTATGAAATTGTAAGTGGTGACACTATAAAAATGTATGTAAATGGTATAAAATATACAGATTTTGGAACGATACCAGACTACACTTATAACAGTGGTGACATGTTCCTTTTCTGGAATGAAACAAATGCAGGTTTTAATCTGGAGAGTGAAGACAAAGTAATTATTGAAATTTATAAATAATCTTCAACCTAAAATTTAATACAAAATGATTTTACAAAAACAAACAGAAGGCCTGATAACTGCACTTAGTTCAAAGGCTGATCAAGCAACTACGTATACAAAGACTGAGGTAGATACCCATATCGCTGATCTTGTTGATTCTGCTCCTGAGACTTTAGATACACTCAATGAATTAGCTACTGCATTAGGCAATGACCCTAACTTTGCAACAACTATAGCAACCCAAATTGGTACAAAAGCGAGTCAAACAGATTTAACTGCGCACACAAATAGTAAGGTAAACCCACACGAAGTAACTAAAACACAAGTTGGGTTAGGTAATGTTGACAACACCGCTGACTCGGACAAATCGGTAGCGAGCGCTGCAAAGCTTACTACCGCAAAAACCATCAACGGGGTTTTGTTTGACGGAACCAAGAACATCACAGTTGAGGATGCGACTAAAGAACCGACGTTTACCAAAAAAACAGCTTTTAACAAAGATTTTGGCACAACGACTGGAACCGTTTGCCAGGGTAACGACACAAGGCTGAGCGATGCTCGTACTCCCAAAACCCACAGTCACACCAAAGAAGAAGTGGGTCTGGGAAATGTAAATAATACATCAGATGCAGATAAACCGGTATCGACAGCGCAACAAACCGCTTTGAACTTAAAAGCAAATTTGGACGGAAGTGCTCATGTCGGGGATATTTACAAAGCTGACACTGATGGACATCTTATTTCATCCGGTAAGAAGTTTAATGATTCTGGTACTTCTGAGGCTGATATTTGGAGTGCCAGTAAAGTTGCATCTGCAATCTCAGCAGGTATCTCTGGCACTGCGGTAACTGGCTATCAGGTAATCAAATCGGGGCCAACTACTCCATCTGTAGCCGGGACTGTTGTTACTATTGCAGATGTGTTTGTAGCAGGTAAATTGCCAAATATCGCTATAAAACCTATCGTCACTATAAACGGGCTTATGATTCCTGAAGGTGATCCGGCAAGCAAATCAAATCGTTGGACTCGTGATAATAATGCTTTGAAAATCAAAGTGAATTACATATTGAACAATGAAGATGAAATTTGTGTAGTATATTCTTATTAATTAAATGCTTTAAAGTAGCCTCTCAAAAAGAGGGGCTACTTTTTAAAACAATTAGCCAATGAAATATAAACAAATAAAAGAAGTAAGCATAGATGATACTGATCTCGATGTTGAATTTTATGATGTTGTAGATTTAAGAGATTCTGATGTAATAAATTGGAGTGTGGGGGCGATCTTTACAAAAACGCTTGATAAAAATACAACTATTTCTTTTAGAACAGAATCAACATATCTTAATAAGGTCATATTATTAATTGTTTCAGGAGATTTTGCTTTTATATTACCTGAAGAAGCTTTTATCTTAAATGGTACTTATGTTGGTACAGTACCAAATTATATTTATATTCATTGTATAGCAGTTAGTCCTGTTGAAAAGTTTTTAGTAACTATAAGTCAACAACCAATAAATGATAATCCAAAATTATAATGATAGGTTATATGATACCGTTTGGAGTGCGTATTGTAACGCCTCCTGTTGTTTCTAACTTCACCTTCACCGTCACAGTCACGGCAGGGCAGACTGTTGATTTAGAGCTATCGGTTCTCACCGGAAAAACAGCAAAGGTTCAGTGGGGTGACGGCAGGGAAACCACTGTGTCGTATTCGGCTGGGAATTATACAAATCACACGAATGTTTACGCTGCTGCTGGAACTTATAATATTAAAATTGTTGATGCGGACAATTTAAAAGGGTTCCGAATAATTAATCCTGCTTATAGCGTCAACATCGTTGGTGCACTTCCGGTGAACCTGACATACTTATTTTTATACGGAGACTCAATAGCCTGGACTTACAGCGGCGCACCTCCGGTGAATCTGACATACTTACGTTTAAACGGAGACTCAATAGCCTGGACTTACAGCGGCGCACTTCCGGTGAATCTGACACAATTATATTTATACGGAACCTCAATAGCGTGGACTTACAGCGGCGCACTTCCGGTGAATCTGACACAATTATATTTATACAGAACCTCAATAGCGTGGACTTACAGCGGCGCACTTCCGGTGAAGCTGACATACATATATTTAAGAGGAAACTCAATAGCGTGGACTTATACCTCACAATCTTATAAGAGCACGCTATCTTATTTCTTATATTTACCAGGCACGACCGGCAAATGGTTAAGCGCTACTGTAGATCAAGTAATCGCAGATTTGAAAACAAGTACGATGGCCGGGGAGGTTAACATCGCAGGAAACAACGAGGCGCGGACAAGCGCCAGCGATCAGGACTTGGTTGATTTAAGAGCCAA